AGCAGGGGCATTTAATACTATTACTAGAACAATAGGAGGAATATTTAATGTTCTTAAAGCATTGCCACCAGAGGCAAGAAATACTATTAAATTAATAACTGGATTCTTATTATTAAAACAATTTCCAGTTATAAGTGGTTTCTTAATTATTGAAGATATATTTGCAGCATTTCTTGGGAAAGAAAGTTTTACAGAAGATGCAATAAATGCAATTCTTAAATTTACTGGAACTGATTATAGATTTGAAGATTTAAGAAAAGGTATTGCTGACTTCTGGGATTTACTAATAAATAAGTCTGATTCAGGAATAGAAAAAATTACTCTAACAACTAAGGTATTATCAGATCTACTTGATTTATTGAAATCAGGAGCTGGAATGTTACAAATGATCTGGGGTGTTACTGGTGGAGTAGTTATAGATTTGGTTGGGAACACTTTTAAAGCGTTTGAAGGAGATTTTCAAGGCATGAATTGGAATAATGTAACGTCTAACATTAGTTCAGGATGGGATAAGGTATATGGAGCAGGACAAAATTGGAATAAAACAGATGATATGTATCAAAAATATGTCCTTGATGAAGCAATGAAGCAACAACAGAAAGAGTTTGAAACAATGAAATATGTTCAAAAAAATCAAGGAAATATCGCTTTTCCAGTAGAAAAGAGAATAGTAATTCCAGGTTCAGCACCTATTACCCCTTTATCAACTTATGGATTTTCTTATGAAAACAAAACAGGAACTAATTATGAAGTTTCTAATAGAAATAGAGAAATACAGCAACTTTTAGATGGTAAAAATAAAGAAATTACAAAAGCTGAAGCTTATTATGCACCGAGATTACCTGATAAAAAAATAGCTCAAGATACTAAACAAAAAGTGGAAAAATCTATAGTAAAAAAAGAAAATAAAAAATTTGAATATGTAAATAATTCAAAATATGAAATAAAAGTTACAGGAGAAGTCCAAAATGATGTTGCTAAAAAGATTGAAGGTGTTGTAAGAAGAATTCAGGAAGAAGAGAAGCAAAGACTAAGAGCAGAAATTGGAGGTAACTACACTCAAGCAGGTGGTTTAGAATGAGTTTATTTAATAAGTTAATGCAAATGATTGGAGATTATTTTAATAAGGGAAAAGAAAAATCAAAACTTGGGGATGTAGAGCTTAATATTATTTCAGAAAAATCAAGAACCATGTCAGCAACTGTTACAAATAGAAGAGTTGAAAAAGGATTTAATATTGCTGATACAGTCAGAAAAGAAGCAATGCTTATAAATATAACTGTTGTAGACAATTCTAATCAAAAAGAATTTAATAGAAAAAGTTTAGAACAAATGCTTGAAGCAGGAGAACCTGTACTTTTCTATTATGCTGGCAGAGATAAATATGAAAATATTGTAATTGAAAGTATAGAAGAAATAGAAGATTACACAAAGAAAGATTGTTTTACTTATTATATAGTTTTAAGACAAATAACAGTTGCAGAAATTAAGTCAACTGATGTAAAAACAGACTATAAAAAAGCTAAAAGTACTGGTGGGAAAAAGAGAAGAACTACTGCAAAAGTAAAAGGTGCAACTAATACTGAAAAGGCAAAAATAGAAGCAAAAGTAAAAGAAAAAGAAAGAGGAAAATCATCAGCTAAACAATTAGGGGGATTAATATGATAAAGGCATTAGAAATAGATGTTGAAGGAATAGAACAAAATGGAATAATAGCTGATATTGGAAGTAATTTAAAATTAGATTTAATTTATAACAATGTAGACAGCTATATTTATGTATCTATATTAGACTCTGATGAAAACAGAATAACTGGTTTTTTTAGATTAGTTCCTGATATAAATTTTTTGTCTCTTGTAAGAATTGAGAAATTACATCAGTTAAGATGTATAAAAATAAATGATTTCGCTGAAGAAAAAGATAAGATAACTCCTCAAAATCTTAACAAAGATTACAAATTTTTTCTGATAGGTGATGATAATGGCTAAATTATGGAAACAAGTGAGGGTAGTAACTGTTGGAGAGTTAGTATTTGATTATGAAGACATTGACGTAGAATTTGATGTTAAATGTACTGATGATAATAAAAGTGACACAGCTACTATTAAAATATATAACTTATCTGAAACTACAAAAAATAAACTCCAGGCAAATCAAATAGTTAATATTGATGCAGGTTATAGAGAATTACATCAAAGTATATTTGGAGGTTTAGTTGAAAGTATAAGAACATATAGAGATGGAAATGATTTAGTAACTGTTATTGTTGCAAGTCCTAATAACCGTGCTTATACAAATACAGCTGTAAATGTACAGTTTAAAGCAGGAATTAAAGCAAGTGAAGTACTGAAACAATTGGAAAAAAGTATTCCCTTTAAAATAGATGTTAAGGAATTAGCAAAAGATACTGTTTATCCAAATGGGAAAGTATTTTCTAATAGACTTTCTAATGTTGTTTCTATTTTAGCAAAAGATACTGGAACAATTGCAAGGTTTAATGACACAACTATTGAATTTAAAGTTCCAGGAAAAGCATATAGTACTACTTTAAAACTGGGAAGTGAGCAAGGTTTAGTTAGAGTTGAAAAGCAGGAAGAAAAAGCCGAAGTAAAAAAAGATAAGAAGGAAAATAAGAAAAAACAAGAAAAACAAAAGTATACAATAGAAGCATTTCTGGTCCCACTTGTAAAAATAGGACAAAAGCTACAAATAGAATCATCAGTATGGAATGGAGAAGGAATAGTTAAAGAATGCACTTATACGGCTGGAGATGTTGAAACATTTTCAGTAAATGCAATTTTAGAGGTACTTTAATGGAATTAGAAATAATAAAATCAATGATTGAAGACACACAAAATGAAATACACACATCTTTACCTGCAATTATAAAGAGCATTGATCATAGTGCTGGAACTTGTACAGTTGAGATAATACCTCAAAGAGTACTTTGTGGAAAATTAACAAAATATCCAACTTTAATTGATGTAAAACTTGATTTTCTTAAATTTGGAACTTGGAAATTTCAATTCCCACGCAAAGAAGGAGATAAAGTGTGGATAGGATTTTCAGAATCTACTATATCAGAAGATACAAGTTTAGAAAGGTTTAGTCTTAATGAACCATACATTATTGGAAGCTGTGAAGCTGGCTATGAAGATAATTCAGAAGATATTATTTTAACAGGAGCAGGGACAAGAATAGAAATAAAAGGCAGTGGGGACATAAATATAATTGCTGGAAGTAATGAAACTACAATTACAAGCAATGTAACAATAAATGGAGATGTAACAATAAATGGAAATACTACACAGACTGGAACAGTAACGATTAATGGAAGTATAGGAGCAAGTGGAGATGTTACAGGAAAAGGTATAAGTTTAAATGATCATACACATAATTATAATCCTGGCTCTAATCCTCAAACTTCAACAAGTAAAGCACAATAGGGGGAAATTATGGGGACAAGTATAAAATTAAATGATAATTGTGACATAGTTTTTGATGAAAATGGTGTGTGTGAACTTGTTGATGGTGTTGAAGATATTATTCAAGCTATAAGAGTTGAGCTAGAGCAAAATAAAGAACAATGGGTTTTAAATGTATTGTATGGAGTTCCTTATTTGAATAAAGAAAATAAAGGGTTACTTCAGATAAAAAATAATCAATCAAAGATAATTCAAGAACTTATCAAAACCATTTCAAAATATGAAGAAGTGGAAAAAATACAAAGTATTGAATTTGTTGAAAATAGAATAGTAGCAAAAATTAAGATAAAGGGGGAAATATATACATTATGATAACTGAAAAAGGTTTTGAATTACCAACAGTAGAAGAAATTTATCAAAGAAAACTTGCTGACTTTAAGACAGTAAAACCAAATATTAGAGAAACAGATAGTAATGTACTTATTCCTCTTTTAAAGTTTGATGCTGCTGAAGAATATGATAGTTATTTGCAAGGTTTAGCCGTTTATAATAATTTAAATGTTTATACAGCAATTGGAAACTCTTTAAATGCAATAACTTCACATTTAAATATGACTTGGAAAAAACCACAAAAAGCAACTGGTAAGGTAGAAATAGAAGCAGATATAGGAACAATAATACCACAAGCTTGGGGAATTGAAACAGAGTCAAAAGAAAAGTTTATAACATTAAATACTAAAGCAGTTAAAGTAGAAAAAAGCCCAATGCAATTAGAAATAATAGCATTAGAAGCAGGTAAAAATGGCAATGTTTCAGCAGGGCAAATAACTAAACAAACTGAAATTATATCAGGAATTAAGTCAATCAAAAATAAAATAGGAACATTTGGTGGAGCTGATTTAGAAACAGATACTGAATTAAGAGAAAGGTATTTAGAAAGAATAGATAGGAAAACTTCTTTTACTACTGAAGGAATTAAGAACTATATACTTCAAAATACTAATGTCAAAAAGTGTCAGGTATTAGAAAATGACACTGATGATTTTGATGCAGAGGGAAGAGTAGCACATAGCTATGAAGCAATTTGTTTTGGAGATACTGATGAAAATATACTACAAGCCTTATATGAATATAAACTTGCAGGAATTAGAGCAGTGGGAGATATAACAAAACAATTTGAAGAAATAAGTGTGGGTTTTAGTAGAGCAATAGAAAAACAAATCTTTTTAAAAGTAGAAATTACAACTATTAAAGAGGTTTGGAAAGATGAATTTAAAAAAGTAATTAATAAGATATTTATAAATTATTTATCAGAAACAGAGCCTGCTGGAACCATTTATTTATATAAATTAATTGGAGAAATATATAAACATACAAGTGGAATAAAAACATTAAGATTGAAGCTAGGAGACACTAAATACAGTGAGCGGGAAACTGATTATATTTTGTCTAGAAAAGAAGTTGCAATTGGAAATGAAAATAATGTAACAATAGTGGTTACAAGTTGAATTTGGATAGAATCCCGCATATATACCATAGCACAATTTATGTAAAAAGGTTGTTTGAAATTATTTATGAAAAGCATTTGAACATTAGAAAAATGTTTAATGAACTAGCTTTATTTAATGATATAGATAAAAGTAAGGGTTATCTTTTAGACCTCTTAGGAGGGAATTTTAAAGTCTTAAGAAATGGGCTTTCTGATGAAGAATACAGAAGAATACTAAAATTTGAAATATCACTTTTACAATTTTTAGGAAGTCCTGAAGAAATTCAAAGGATTTTATCTGAATATTTTAAGCTAAATAAGGAAGAATTTAGAATAATTGAACTATCAGCTAAAATTCTTATAAGCATTCCAGAAAAATTGAATAAACAAGAAATCTTTAAGGTAGTTAGAAAAATTAAAGCTGCTGGAGTAGGTCTTGAAGTTAAATTTGGAATTTACATAGAAGATTATCTAATTTCTGAGTTACATGAAATGACATTGGAAGAAATTGAAAAAATAACTCTTGCTAGGGAAGAATACTATATTGAGATGTATACTTTAAAAGAATTAGAAGAAATGAAACTTGAAGATATAGAGAAGTTAAAAATTTCAAGGAGGTAAAAATGGCAAAATGGATAGGAGATCCACAAGGTCGGTTAGAAGTTGAAAAAGTAACAGAAGAACTAAAATTACCAGTTTGGAAAGCAAACTATAAAGGTAAGTTCAGAGAATTTTGGAATGAATGTTGGGAAAAAATAGAAGATAGTTTTTTAAAAATAAAAAAGAGTAATGAAGGAAAAGAACCAGCAATAACAACAAAAGAAACTGCTTTTAATAAACCATTTGGAGTTTCTGAAGATACTGTTTTAGAAGGTAATAAATTTACTCAAATGACTGGAAAAGATTATGGTGGAATTTTAAATATTACTGGGCAAAAAGAAGCAGGAAAAGCATACTGGGATAATAACACAAAAAAGCTATATATTTGTAAAAATAATAATAGTGATATATCTCCAAATATCAATAATTATATTCCATTTGACAATGGATCAATTTTAGAGAGATTGGAAATTTTATATAAAATTGAACATAAAACTGATTATGACGTTTTAACATTATTAAACAGAAAAATTGTTACAGGTTCTTTAGAAACATCTGGTATAAATGCTACAAAAATATTAGTAGCTAATGGATTTAGTTTTAAAGATTCTATTGTTATGGCTACAGCTAAAAAAGATAACTGTTCAGTTGCAGTAGAACACAAAGGAGATAATTTGGAGTTTTCTACTTTAGATTCGGCATCTGGTGTTAGAAATGGAATTTGTAAAGTAGATTTCTTTATACTCTTAAATAATTAAAATCTTTAAACTGTACCAATTATTGTAAGCAAAATAGTTTGTGTCCCTGCGGAATATAATTCTATTTTTTTATCTCGAATTATTTGTTCTGGGCCACTATGTAAAACTTGACGCATTAAATGCTCTTGTGTCTGTCCCTTGGTTATAAAACCACTTAAGTTAATAGATATAATTTTTTTAAAATCGGATTTTATAGCTGCCGTTCTAATTCCAACTCCACCAGGGATAAATATAGTTTCTATAACAGTATCGCCAATTTTTATGATTTTGTTTTGTCCATCTACTTGTAAACTGATTAGATTTTCCAATCTATACAGATTCACTTATGATGAAATAAGTATCCTAAATAAAATGAAAGGAGAAATAAAAATGAAAACAATAAATTTCTATAAAGATATAAAAAAAGTATATTCAGTATATGCCAATAGTTTAGATGATGTAAAAAATAATCCTTTAAGTTACTACCCAGAATATAGAGAAAATATGATAATAACAGAAGAAGAATTTCAATATCCTATTCAAGATGAAAACGGTCTTAGAGAAATGAAAAAAGAAGAAAAAATTAAAGCTGGGATAGAGGTAACATTAGAGGAAGGAGAAATTATAAAAAATAAGAAACTTCTAAAAATTGAAAAACCTTCAAAATATCACAAATGGCAGAATAATGAGTGGGTTATAAATTTGGAAGAGGTAAAAAATAGCAAAAGAGAAGAATTGAAAAGTATTAGAATACAAAAACTTTATGAGAATATTACAGTAAATGGAGATACTTTTCAAGTTAGAAAAGATGATTTAGACAATTTTTGGGAAGTTGATTATATCTTAGGTACAGGAGAAGTTGCAGAAACAGATACAAGAAACTGGATACTTGCAGATAATAGTATAAAAAATTTTACATATGCTCAAATAATGAATGTTCTAACAGAGTTTATAAAAAGAAAAGATAAAATATTTGATAAATTTGGTGAGTTATCTATAAAATTATCTACTGCTAAATCAGCAGAAGAAATTGAGAAAATAGAGTGGAAATAAAAGGAGGAAAAATGGGAAAGTTTAGTAAAAGAAGTTTAGACAATCTTGCAGGATGTCATCCAGATTTAGTAAAAATAGCAAATCTTGCTATACAGAGAATTGATTTTACTATAATTGAAGGACATCGAACAGCAGAGGACCAGAGAAAAAAAATTAAACAAGGTTTTTCAAAAATAATGAATAGTAAGCATTGTGAAACACCTAGTAGAGCATTTGATTTTATTCCCTATCCATTTAAACAAGAAGATTGGAATGATGCAGAAAAATTTAATAAAATTGGAGAAGTTCTTTTAGAATGTGCAAAAGAATTAGGAATAAAAGCAAGGCGTGGAGCAGATTGGAATTTAAATGGAAGTACAAAAGATGAAGTTCAAAGAGGAAGTTATGACGGACCTCATTTTGAATTATTATCTGATGAAGAATTTAAAAAAATTAAAAAATAGGAGGATTAGAAAATGATAAATCAAGTAATTACATATTTAAAAGGTTTTAGCCAAGAACAATGGCTATGGATAGCAT